TTGTAGAGGCAGTTGTGGTGTGGGGGCACGGGCCGCTGGCCTAGGGCTTGGGCGGCGTCGCACTCGGGGCAGTCGGTGACGTAGGTGATGTTCATCGGTACTCCCTTCCGGCGTGCTTAGGCTTCCGCTTGTAGGTCTTGCCCGAGGGGATCGGGGAGGCCGCCGATGAGCGGCGGCGCTCCAACACGACCCGCTGGTGGTCGGGGCTGCGGCGGGGCCTCATGCTGTCACCGCCTCGACGTTGCTGGCGGCGGTGAAGAAGGACTCACCGGTCTCGGTGCGGAATCCGATGCGGGCCTTGCCCCACGAGTCCTCGCCGATCCAGGTCACGGTGCCCGTGGTGCCGACCGGAATCTTGCGGCCCTTGACCACTGTCACGGTGGCGCCCTTGATGATCTGGCCTGCCTCGATCTTGGCGGCGCGAGACGCGGTGAAGGCGGCGGCGCTCTCGGGGTTGCACTCGTGTCCGGTCGACCAGCAGGCGATGGTCTTGGGGCCGGTCGGTGACATGCTCACGTCGAGGATGCGTCCGTTGTCGGTCTTGGCGACAGGCCAGCCGCAGCCATCGCAGTTGCCGAAGCGGGCGCGATCCTTGTGGTTGGCGCCCATGCACGGGATGAAGGCGCGGTTGGCGGTGGCGGTGAAGCCGGCGCGAGTGGTGTTCATGGGATCCCCCTCCCGGCGGGGCCTTTCCCCGCTCACAACCCAAGTGTAGCATAACCGGGGTTGTGGGCCTAATCCTAGAAAGGCACCGAGTCGCGGATCTGCCTCACCCGAATGTGCAACTGGCAGGCATACGCAATCAGATCCTCGATCTCCTCAAGGGCATCCTGCACGATGGCCTCCATAGGGCGCTTCTCGAACCGCTGAAGCCCCGAACCGTCGTCATACTGCAACATCCCAGGCCCCATGATCCGGTCGCCCAGGCGCTCTACAATCGTCGCGACCTCAGTCGCGTACTCCTCCGAAGTCATGACCCCACCCTAGATGTTACCGGCCAGTAACTACAGGACCGCCAAGTCACTCCAACCACCATCACCGATCACCATAGACACCATCCCCGGCGGCGAATCCTGCCCCGTCTTATGCCGCCACCACGTCGAGCCACCATCCAACGCAGGAATCTGAATAAACGACTTCGCTCCCGACTGCTCCACCCGCAGATGATGCAAGTGGGCGCCCAACAGAAGCGTCGCCGACCCAATCGGCTGCATCCCATGCGCCTGCCCGGCCCACCACTTCACCGGGTCACGCCCGAACTGGTGACCGTGCGCGAACCCCACCGCCGTCCCCTCAATGTCGAGGGTGATAGTCAACTCGTCACGGCCCGGAAACACGAAGTGCACATGCTCATACCCCCCGGCCAGGTTTAGGGCGTCAGCGACCGCCACAGCCCCTTCCACGGCCCACGAGTCGTCGTACCGGCGCACCACCTTGCCCTGCCGCTCCACCTCATCGTGATTACCAGGCACCACCGGCACCACAATCTTCTCGGCCAGCCCAGCGAACTGCTGAATCTGATGCAACATTAGCCGCCGATACACCCGCAACTGCTCCGACACCGTCAAGTCCAGCCGGCCCGCCATCGCCAACGTCCCCCCCTGAGACACATTGCCCTCGATGCAATCACCCAACCAGCCCAGGGTGATCGAGTCGATCTTCCGGCCCGCCTTACGCAACTCCTTCAGCCGGCGCACCGTCCCGTCAGTCTTGGTCAGGAACCGCTCGACCGTCCCCTCAGTACCGTCCCCGTCCGGCTTACCCAACTGAAGGTCACCGGCCAGCACCACATAGGAAAGGCCCCCGCCCTCAGCCACCGGCGGGGCCGGGCGCTTCTTCCCCACCGCCGCGAGCAACTCGTCCAGGCTCGACTGCCCGACCCTGCGGCGCCGCACATTGGCCCGGTAGTAGAACATGCGCTGCACATTGCCCTCGCCCAGGCCAGCGTCCCAGGCCCGGTACTGCACCGGCTCGACAACCTCATACTCGGCAGGGTCGAGATCCCACACCGCCAGCAACTCCGCCCAGTCCCGAGGCGGTGTCTCCATTGGCTGCGTCGTCAACGTCCCCGAGTTTCCATCCCACGCCACCCCCGGCTCCCACCCAGACGGGTGCCGCACCGTAGGCGCCTGATAGGTAGACGTATCACCGGCATTAGCCAATGCCTCAAGGTCAGATTCAAGGCTCATTGCGCTCGCCCCTCGCAACCGTTTCCTGAGCCTCCATCGCCGTGACGATGAGACTGTCGGCTATCTGCCGAATCGTGTCGTGAATAGCCGTCAAGCCCGCATAGGTGATCGCGTCCTCAGACTTCAACGCCCCCGCCGCAGCGTCAATGCCACGCCGCTCCACCATGCGGAGATACTCAACGAAAGCCGTACATTCGATCCACACCCGATGACTACCGGGCTCCACCATCATCGTGATCGCTTTCGTGTCTAGGGACACAAGCACCCCGCGCCACGAGTACGACGACGGTGCCGCTGCACAGAGTGATACGCGATGTCGTATCCCCACTTCCGCAACGTCTCGGCAACCCGCCCGGACGGCACCCGGCAATCCTCCTCAAGGAGAACACCAAGCCACTCACGCTGCTCATCGGTGACCTGCTCAAGCACCAGACTCACCGCGCACCGCTTCTGATGAGGAACCTCACTGCGCTCATCCAACAGCGCCTTCAAGTCCTCGACAAGATCACTCATGCCTATTCTCCGCCTTACATCTCGAACAGCGGATAGCCCACGGTCGCGTCACCAGCAACGCGATGATCCGGTTACAGCGCCAACACCGAGGCACCTCATCCGTGATCGCCGACCGGCCATACGGATCCGTCACGGACGCACCACACACGAGAAGTTCATGCTGATCATCGGCCGGCCATTCTGGTCCTCACCCATCGGCAAGAAAGACCCATCCGCCGCCACCCGCATGATGTGGATACCGGAGATCGAGGTCTCCGTGATCCCCGCCATCAGCAACCGGACAGCCCTCGCCTTATTACGAGCAGCCGGGTAGTCACCACGAGTAGACCGAACAATGACCTGCAACCCCGGTTGCTCGACAGCGAACGCCGCAGCGCCCATAGTTAGCATTGGGGCATACCCCTGTGTCTCGTAAACACAGACACAAGAATCCGGGGACTCCGGCATCGTCGCCAGAAACAGATTCGTGCCCAGAGTGCCTTCACCCTGAGCCTGCAAATAGTCACCGACTGCTTCAAGAATGGTGCTCATTAGATGACGAACCTCCGGTTGATCATGTCAAGCACCCGGACCCTCATCCTGTCGGCCATGCCCTTAGCGTAGAGTTTCACGGGCCGTTCTAGGTACTTCCACTGCGTCGGCGAGGCGTGTGTCGCCCTTCCTGGGGGCAGTTCGTGGACATAAATGGCGTAGTTCGCTGCCGCCCCGCCATACCGGATCCAGGCATGAGCCAGGTTCCCGGTGCGGTACTGAGTGACATTCCCCGAGGACCGCAGCACACCCGTGTCGACCGGGACGACCTGCTGAGACAGGCGGAAAGCCTCCTGGGCCTCCTCGAACAGGGCTTGCTGCCCGTAGATCGGGGCATCCTTGCCGGCGAGACGGAACGCCTCATTCAAGGGGTCAAGCCCGCGAGCCTTCACATAGGCGCCAGCCATGGGCCATCACGCCCCGAACCCGATAACCGTGTGGTGGGCGCCCGACTCGTCCCTCAACTGCGACACAGACGTGATTAGAGGGGTGCGGCCATCCGGCAACGCGATCCTGTCATTTACGTCCACCGTCGCAACGCCGTACACGACCGCCCGACCGGCCTCAAGGATCTCCCGCCCGTCCTGCGTGCGGATCATGCGCGAGTCCCAGATCAGCCGGCACTGATACGACGTACCCGACCCAGAGTGCGACTGCTTGCCATACTTGTCAAGCGTTGACGAGCCGTACACGATGACCGCGTGAGGCATCATCACCGCGAAATCTTTGGCGATACCCACAATCACGCCCCAGGGTTGTCATGCAGACCGGTGTGGAACTCATGTCCCTGCATACCCAACTCGCTCCGCTCATTCGCGGTCTGAAAGTTCTTCGGCGACGCCCACGGAGTAGGCACATCACGGCGAGAAGCCAGAGCCATCATTCGATCAGCCAGCGCATAGAACGACTGCGACCGGTCCTGATACGACAGAGACAGGTCACCGACCGACTTCGAGGTCGCCATCCTCGCGAACTTCGACGCGATCACATGACAGGCGTCATGGGCGGCCTGATAGATCGAGTCACCCGACTCCGTAAACAACCACTCGATCTCGTCGTCGTTGAGGAGTTGATCATTCGTGTCCGTGTCACCGATCAGGAACCGGACACGGTCACGGTCGGAGTGAGCCGGGTCGCCGGTGTAAGTCCAAGCCACAAGCCACTCCTACCCTCGGTTAGGTTCCTATTCTACTGGCGGGAAGCCATGATCGCGTCGACCGCGCCCTCGGAGAGGCCCATGTCCAGCAACTCCTGGCGAGCCGACGCCAGAGCCGCAGCCGCAACCTCAGCCGCCGCCACACGCTCCAACTCGGCAGCCTCCGCCGCCAGACGGTCCACCTCACGCTGCTCCAACTCGGCCTCAGACATCGGCCTCATCGTCTGCTCACCCGTGGCGCAGTTCACTTCCAGCACCATCGGAGTCTCCTCCGCGACTGTCTCACTCATTGTGTTTCTCCTTAGTTAGTTACCGATATGGGGATAGCGGATAATGACAATGCCGGAGCCGCCAGCGCCGGCCTTGTTGGACTGGTTGGCACCTGATCCGCCACCGCCACCGCCGGTATTGCTCGCACCGCTAAAGGCGGTTCCGTTCAGGGTTCCCGCACCACCACCGCCAGAGCCGCCGCTTCCAGCAGACCCGGTAGCAAAGATTCCACCACCACCGCCGCCCGCATAGATGACGCCACCCCATGCTCTACCGTCTCCGCCGTTTCCGCCGTTAGAGTTTCCGCTGGCGGGGGCAACACCGGCAGCATTGGCGCCGCCACCTCCACCGCCGGGGTAGTACGACTGAGCCGATGCGCCACCTGGGGCTCCGCCACCGTTGTTTCCTTGGCCCGAAGTTCCCGTGCCGCCTGTGGAGTTGGTAGTTACTCCTGACCCGCCACCGCCGCCTGACCCGCCGTTCTTGCCGTCATCCAGCGCGGATGAGGACTGCCCGTTAGAGCCGCCACCGCCTCCGCCCGTAGCGGTGACGATAGAGCCTAGAGCGGAGTTGTTCCCGTTTACGCCTTGATTGTTCAGAACGATGGCTCCGCCACCACCCACCGTGATCGTTTGCGTTCCAACCGGCATACCGGCCCAACCCGTGAGCAAACCTCCTGCACCTCCGCCACCACCCGTAAAGTCCCCGCCGCCTCCGCCGCCAGCGACAACCAAATACTCCACCGACCCGCCCTCGATCACCCGCAACGAAGACGTAGACGTAAACGTGTGAACCTTGTAACCCCCAACCACCGTCTCCGTGCCGCCCACAATCACAGGCA